ATGTTGATTAAAACATCTTACTCCTCTTTATTCCATTTCCTACCTAAATATCTCATCACAGAAATAATTGTTAGGAAACCCAAAAAAGAAACAAGTCTCTTGATCCAAGAATTCGAAAATGTAATAACATCAAACTCAATCAACGCTGAATATCCCATGCAAAGTAAAGCCGTAATTAGAATAAAGTATTTACGTTTCAATTAAACCATCCTATCTCAAAGCTATTACCACAGGCACCCTATTGACGTTTGATAACCATTTCTTTAACACTGAGCCAGTAACCTTTGGCATAGATAGCTGGGATATAATCTTTACCAAACTCTTTAATTGCATCCGCAATTACACCTACGGCGACTGCTTTACCTAGCGCATTAACAGCCCATCCCCAACCCCCAGCTACACCGCCTATACCTACAGTTACTAACTTTTGCATTAGCGATTGACTAACCCAAAGCTCCCATCCCCACCAATGTACCGAAACATCATTTTTTCCTTCTTTTGCAAGCGTCATCATACCGCTAGGAGCTACAGTTACAATAAGAGAATTACCGTTTACTCTAACAACAGCATTTCCCTTAACTGCTTCGTTTGCTTGTTGAATAGATTGCTTGACAGCCACAAGTTCGTTGCTAGAAATTTTCTTTTTGAGCTTATCTTCATTGACCAGTTTGAATTGCTTGTTCTCAATCTTCACATACGGTTCAACTTTGCTCTTAAGAGCTTCAGAGATTTGCCCCACACTATTCACCTGAGCCTGATTTATAGGTGTATCCGCCGAAGCAAAAGCTGGTACTGCTCCTACTGCTAATACTGAAACAGCGACTAAACTAGAAACTAATTTTTTCATAATACTACACTCCCTTGTTCCTATATATTAATTTCGCTTAACAAGACTTCACCTAAACAAATGAAACCTGATTCACTAGTTATAAAAATCTAACTATTTTTGTTTAAATGAAACATCTGATTAAACCGAAATATACGACTAGTATAATACAGGAGAAAAAACTGTCAACATAAAAAATAAATTTTTTAAGATTTATAATATACCATTTTTGGTAGTCTGCTTAAAATATAAAAAATCAGATGCACTTATTAACCATTTATTGGTTTAAATGGTTAATAAAAAGAGTCAGCCTAATCATAGTTCAAATACCGCTATCACTAAGAATATAAACTGTCCATACCATCATCTCCGATAGAGCATGTGCATAACTCACAGATGACGTTCCAATAACATTACCAAAAATGGTGCTCAAAATAGACGCTTTATACTGCGTTGGAAAAAATAAAAAAAGAGTATCGCTCACGGGCTTAAAGTGAGCAATACTCCCTCTATACATCTATCTCTTATCCAATCCTAAAGCTAAAGCAACCCCCACCGTAATTGCCTTAGCCAACCCATCAAGGAACTGGCTGTCCTTCAAAATTTTGTTCTCTGTAGGATTATCGATAAACAGACACTCCAGCAAGACCGCAGACATCTTCGTATCCCTAACAACAGCGATTCTACCCCGTGCCGCTTGAATGTCAACTTTCTCCGGATTCCCATGAGCCTTGACTCCGTAGCCCTTTAAGAACCCAAGCACACTATCATTAATGACCTTCTGAATGCGCTTAGTACGAGTCGGTGCAGGTTGAGCTACATAAGACTCAAATCCAGATCCCCGACCTGCGTTGCAATGTATTGATAGGTAGAAATCAGCACCTTTGTTATTTGCATATGCAATCCGTTTACGGAGCCCTTCTTTGCCGGATGGATAGCTTGCCGATGTATTCTTGTTTCGAGTTAGAGTAGTAACACAAGCATAGCTACCCAGATAGTGATTCACCAACTCTACTAGTTTTAAAGCTACGTCTGCTTCTCGAAGCCCATAACCTACCGCCCCTGGATCTCTACCGCCATGGCCAGCGTCCAGACAGATTAATTTAGTCATGATTAATAGCCTCCTTGTTATCTTTATCGTCTAGGAATCCTTGATTCTGAGTAGTGGGGTTATTCAATATCCCTAACACAACAAGTAAACCTACGATTGAATCTGCAACTGTGGTAATGGCTCCTTGTTTTACTGGAGTAATGTCTACCCCGATAGTCTGTAAAAATAAAAAGACCAACCCCGTTAGGCTGATCCACATTCCACTATTTTTCCAACGATTATTTTTCATATTTATCCTCCACTAGATTGATTTTTTTATAAAAGAAAGTAGTAGCGTAATCGCTCCTGTAACCAATGAGCCTGATACAATCCTCCAGAGCCACACCTGTTGGCTTTCTATTTTGGAAGCAATGTCGTATGCCTCTTCTGACTTTCTAATCGCCTCACGACTCCGCTCTTCCGTTTGTCCAAAGTCCTCTAACTTAGCTTCCATCACGCTTATACGAGTCAGAATTTGTTGAGACGTACTTCCAATAGCCTGTATAGATTCATACATTTCTTTTCCAGATATATAGATGCCTTGCTTTTCTTCATCCAATGGGATCACCTCCTCTCCGATTCAATCTGCTCACGGGATTAAACGCCCCCTAAGATCACTTGATTCTGTTGTGGATCAACACTCGTCTTGCTACTCTTCTTCTCGGTGACCCTGCCTCGGATCGCAAGCTCCGGAGTAAAGCTGTGATCCTTCACAATAATTTCATCCCCTAATCGGCATTGTTGCCCTATTAGTCTTTCGAGTAGGAGAACACTCATCTGATAGGTTACTTTCGGCCTACTCCTTTTATCGAGTTCCTTTACTGTGTTCTGATAGAGTTCAGCAGGATTCGTAGCCGATTCATCTTTGTAGACTCCAAATATATGCTTGCCATTTCGCCTCCAACGCTGTAGAGATTCGATACTCCCAACCCAGTCTTCATTCTTTTCATACTTGAAATTATCTGGAGGAGTATAGTCTTGAAATGTGAGGATACTCCCATCACCCTCATCCTTCCCGATACCAATTAGGGCCGTTACCAAATCCTTCGTATCCCTCGTCCTCTTAACCTCTACTAGATCCCGTCCATAAGAGAATATCTTCCCTGTGACCTGTCCTCTTTTCCGATAGACGTTTACATATTTTCGTTTTAGTCGTAACCCTTGAAAGTCAGCTCGAAACTCGACCTCCGCTTCATATTGATCCATGATTTTGTGGAGAGCTGCTAACGATGTTGGATAGTCCTTAAACACGAAGTCTTGTACACCCACGTACTCAACCGTGCCTAATTCCCATCCAGTTCCTTGGAGGATATAGTTCATTGCTTGCTCTAGCGTTTGACTGGGTAGAGAAACAGGGCGCACAATATTAGACAACAAATCTGGAACCGCCGCATTCTCGCAGAAACAATAGAGATCTCCTTTGCTGGTATCGATCATTTCTTTGATCTGAAACAGCTCCATTTTCCAATCTAGGTTTGGATATAAAATAAACCCATTTTCCTGTAGGAGAATGGACTTAATATGCTTTGCTGGCACAGTAAATTCAAGTGTTAGAAAACCATGCTTTAGCTTTTCAACATGCTCATCATCGTAATAGGGACAGGCGTTCTCTAACTGATTACTTAGAAGTCCAACAACTTGATAATGTGGATCTAACACATAGAGATAGTCGTTGATTAGAGCCACCTCTCTTGAAATGTCACCTTACCGTTCTGAATCACAGATGGAGAGCATGTGATGACATTCTTGCCTTTTTCTAAGCGAAGAAACTGACTTGATGGCTTCAATGAACTATAGAAAGGAAAGCCATTCTTTAGTACTTCCCCACTTGCACAATCGATTTGAAGTTGGTCTCCCTTTTCGAATACATTCGGTGTCTCTTCTTGGATTACATTTTCTTCGAACACTCGAACTAGGTCAAAGTAGGCATTCGTATACGGATCATTCTCTCCCCTGGCTCCGATGTGAATTTGGATTCCTGCTATTGGAGTCTGGTGCAAGGACTCAGTATCAAAATACTGGTTAGACCATACTTGTGCCGTCACGAAGCCACCTCTATTCATCTTGAAACTCCACATTTGTCCGATTCGAGAAATGGAGATTCTCCCAGAAAAACGTGTAAGGAAGAGTCCCTCTAAATCCTGATTCACAAAATAGTGCCCATCATCTAGTGTTCCAGTTCTCGCCTCCATCGTGGGCCTATTCATGGCGGTCGTAAAATTACAGAGAGCCATTTTCCCTATCCGATTGTTGTTTACATCTAGCAAGTAAATTTCAATTCTTCCCACACGTCCTTCATGTCCCTCCATAGCGAGTGTTGTAAATCCCACACGAGCTTCTACAGAAAAATCCTGAAGAGGCTGGGGAAACACCTTAATTTTAGCTGGACCATGCCAACCTTCCCCTTTTCCATAATCAGCGACCCGTATCTCCTCCCCATTGGACTCGAAACTACCTGTAACCGTTCCACCATCCATCGCAATACCGGATGTCCACTTTGCAATGGAACTCCCATCATCATCTATCACAAGTTTTTGTGTGGGAACATTTTCACCTTTGGTATCTATGGCTGGTTGTCCAAAGTATAGAGACTGAGCTTCATTTAAGACGGCAAATTCGGTTGTGGGAGCTGTGAACTCCATTTCAATCAACGGCAGGGTATCCACTCCACCTTGATTCTCAACCTCCACAGATCCCGATTGAAAAAGGACTTCTTTCTTTTTTCCATAGGCATATGGGTCTGTACATAAAAAGGAGATCCGACATTGACCTATACTCAGCAATAGGTTTAAATCGGTATCTCCTGTTAATTTGGCAAGATAATAGACATCTGGATCGTCTAGAAGTTGAAGTGATTTTGCTTCTGTGTAATAGAGCCACTCTCCGAAATCTCTCACTTTCTGAAGCAGATCAGACAAGCTATCTGCTTCAATCGTAATATCCACTGAAATAACCCGGTCCTCTAGCTCATTTCCAAAGTCCCATGAACCAGCACGGCCTTTGATGTTAGATGTTGTCTGCTTCACACCTGTCAGGATCGGAAGATGAAGATCTTTGACTATTACATAAGAAGGAAGGTCTTGTTTGTTAAATCGAATAGCCAAATGACATCCCTCCTGCACGTTTCTGAATGGTTTCTTGTCGTTCTATTTCTTCTCGGAGTAACTTGGCTATCTTGGAAATATCTATTTCTTCTCGGACTACTAATTGCTCGATGTTGATAATGATGTCACTCTGTCCTGTAGATCTCTCTGGCATCTGTTTGGCAATGGTATCGGCAAAGGGTTTCATTCGATGTCCTGAGAGGGGAACGACTGCTTCCGGGCCAGCTTCACCAACCCCGATCACACTAGCTCCATCAAACAGTCCACCTTTGGCATACCAGCTAATATTAAAGTCTGGATACGGTACTGAGACTCCTCCAATATTGGCAGTAGCCTTTCGTACCGAGATATGAGGTAGTTTCGGTTTCGGTATGGTAATCCTCATGCTTGCAAAAGCACTTACAATACTGCTTACGATGGACTTCACTCGATCATAGGCCCCTTGGATCGGGTTAATAATCGCTGTCTTCACCCCATTCCACACACTTGAAGCGGTAGAGAGGATGCTATTCCACGTGGAGGATAACCAGCCAACTATAGGCGAAACAACGGATCGGATTCCTGATACTGTCCCTGACCAAATAGAAGAGGCTAAAGACCTGATTGAACTCCATATACTTGATGCAGTGGAACGAGTACTGTTCCATATGGACGACAGCCACCCCACGATAGGAGATATTGCGACACGGATGGCAGAAGATACACCTGACCAGACGCTCGAAGCTACCGATACCAAAGAAATCCAAATGGAGTTTAGAAAACCTACTAATATAGACCAGCTTGTCCGAATCCAGCTTACAATCGTGGTCACAATGGGGCTGATAACGGACGATACTAGATTCCATCCCACTTGAAATAATGCAGGGAGCGTCCCACTAAATAGGATCGAGAAGAAGGTGACTAGTGCTGTCCATGCTTCTTGGATGAAAGTGATAACAGGCATCATGTATGGAGAAATCACTGCCCATAGGTTGGAAAAGAACTGGGTTACGGTCTCAGAGACGGATTGCCACAAATTGGACCACCACTCGCTGAATCCGCTCCATGCATCCATAATCCCCTGTGCAATAGAAGTGAAGAAACCATTCACATCTACTCCAAAACTTTGAAGGATGGCTACAGTCCCCTCCCACATTCCAGAGAAGAGTTCCACAATGACTAAGCAGACGTTTTCTGCTACTCTGCTTACATCTTGCAGGGCATTTCCAAAGTGTTTCATGGCTCCATCAAAATCACCTGTGAGTAAAAGAACCAATCCTGAGATCATATTAGCGGCGGCTGATAGTGCATTGATGATAAGATCAATTAATGGCCCGAGTGCGCTAAACAGCCCATTTAGAACGGGCAGAATCGCTATTAGGGCTGTAACCAGAGCATCACCGAACAGCTCAATAATGGGTTGTGATGCTTTCCATAGACGTGCAAGGCTTGCTTGGATCGGCTCTAGGTACGACGAAAACGTGGAAGCTGATGTTGAGAACATTTCTACCGTAGCTGACCATATACCGTCAATGGCTTGTTTGAACCACTCAAATTGTTTATACATCCAAACCAGCCCTGCGGCGATGGCTCCGACTCCCACTACAACGAGTCCTGCTGTAGTTGCAAAGAATGCAAACACTTCTGCTACAGCTGACACTACCATCACTAAGGAACCAAACACCATGACAACCAGAGGCAGAACAGCTAGTATCCCCATAGCACCTATCAGGAAGAGTTGCTGTTTATCGTTCAGCTTACTAAACCACTCGGAGAAGGATTGAACCTTCTCAATCACAGCAGGTAGATACTTTTGAGATAGATCAACCAGAACACGTCCTAATGGTTCTAGGGATTCCTGTAACTTTCGCCAATCGGAGGCAAGTTGTACCCAAGGCGAACTTTGAATCGCCTTTGCTACTTCTTCTGCTCTGCCTTTTGTTTCGAGAAGGCGACTATTTAAGTTCTTCCCACTCAGGTCTGCTGTCGTGTAGCCTGCGGCGATTAAGTCGAAAGCCTGATTGCTAGTGACCTTAAACTTATCCATGATCTCCTTTGCTTGATCGATGGATTGAACGGCATCGATTCCGAGTGCCTTCGATAATGCAAGAGCTTGATAGACAGCATCTTGCAATCGTGTCTCGTTTAGCTTCTGAAACTTCTCTTTCGCATGACCTGCTACAATCGCCACTTCTTCCACGTCTTTGCCGAGTCCATCTCGGAACACTCTCTTTGCGATAGGAGCCACCTGTTCGATCTGACCTCGAACGCCTCCTAATTTCGCTGTTAGAATCGCCATCATATGAGAACTATCGGCCGATGCTTTGAATGCAAGTGCAGATATAAGACCTATGGGAGCAGTAAGACCTTGCGTTGTATTGTCCGCGAAGTCCACCATTCCCTCGCCTACTTCTCTGCCTCTCCTTCCTACTTCCCGAATGCTATGCCCCAGTCTGTTTACTTCTGATATCGCTTTTCTCACATTGGCATGAATGGAAAAGAAGTGGTCTCTGGATGCTTCTTTCACTTTTCGAGACAGTTCTTCAACCTTACTCTCAGCTTTCTCTGTTTGAGCGTGAAACCGAAACTCCACATTGTTATCCACACTATCCACAGTCGATTGCAACTGTTTCACATTCGATTCTACTTGTCTGATTGCACGGATCACTTTTTGTAAATCTCGAACGGACTCTTCTGTGTGTATATCCGGATTAGGTATCTGCTCTATTTTGCGATCCAGCTGATCCACGATCTTAATTACATTCCCAAAAGATCGATCTGCCTCACGAGCTACTTTCGCAAACACGGAAGAAGCATGGTCTACCCCGTCAACAATAATTTGCACAGACTCTTTTGCCATTCCATCATCGCCCCCCTACAGGAGTCCGTGCTTGACGCTTCATTCGAGACTCTTCTTGCTTTTGCTCTTCGTTCCAATTCAAGACTAAGACTTGCTTTTGTAAGGGGGTTAGGTCCGCATAATCACTCGGTCTCATCCCGATATGACGAACGAAGAAGTAAAACTCCCTTGCCGCATTACTCTTGGCGAAAGGAGTTTAGGTTTTGCTCACCTTGTTCTGTTTGTTCGGTTTGCGTATTCAATTCTTGTTGGTCATCTTTTGGGGACTGCTCTTGTGGTTCCGTTTGTGTTGAAGCAGATTCTTGTTGCTTCTTTTTGTTTGCTACTCCTGAAATTTCTAAAATTCGATTGTACGCACCTTCGATCCACTCCGCCTTCCAAAGTTGATCGATCATGTCCTCCGTCCACTCTGGATCAACTGTTCCGAGAGCTACTGCTTTCAGTTCTGCTTTCGCAGAGTCCCGAATCACATCTGCGGTATTCATTTCCATCTCCTGCGATGACATCCGACCTGATGTACCTACGTTCTTAGAATTCATTTTGATCGATGCTGTTTCGACTGCTTGAACCTCTGCTTTTTCAATATGGGTTAATGGACGGATTTCAATTTGATAAATCTCTTCATCTACTCGAACCTCGTAGAAATCTCGGTATTTCTTGCCAGCTAGTAATGCAGTTGTTAGTTTATTCATTATTGGTTCCTCCAATTGGTTTATGATTTCACTTGTATCAAACAAATATATTGCCTACTACAAAAGTGTAACAACGTTAGTAGGTAGACCTATCATTTGTAATACTAAACTCGATAGGCCCAGTTCCATCGGGTTTAACGAGTGCTCGTAATGTGGTGGTTTGTTCAATAGAGTCACGACCTGAGAGTGGTTGTTGCATAGAGGTGTAAACACCCCTTGGGATAACCAGATCGATGTGATCCCCTATATGAATCTTCGTTTCAAACTCTAGTAGCTTATTTTGAGTCGGCCCAGTAGAATTCCCCCAAAATCGCTCTAAATGAACTGTTGAAAAGAAAGAGAGGTTCATTTCCATCTCAACTAGAAACGCTCCTCGATATGCTCTTCTTGGGAAACGAGAGCCAATGGTTACACCTTTTTCATTGTCCGCACCCGTCTCAATCTTAATCGAAAACGACTGAATATAGGCTGACTCATCAAGCCCGTTCATAGTCGCTGTCACCTGACTAGGGCTATAGATGTCTCCTGATGTAAATATAGGGTTGGTTTGCAAGGTAGACTTCTCATCTTTCCCACCGATAATATCAACCGATCCAATCAGAAAGTTAGCGTCTAGTTCCAAGTTCACTGCACTTACAACGCATCCAGAAAACTGATGCTCAAAGACATCTTTCCCAACCCTCGCTGTAAAGGAATCCATTAATGAGGATTGCTTTGGGTAAAAACGATGTGTAAAGGATGGCTCTTTTCCAACCACCTCGTAGCCTCCTAGTGCCCACTTCAGGAAATAGGGGAAGGACTTTAAGTCGAATGGGACGGATAAGCTTCCTTCAGATCGATAGATCCCCGGTGCAACAATCCGATCCAGACGAGAAACCCCTTCGTAAATCAATACCTGATCCCCAGCAGGGTCTAATTCCGCTGACTCAGGGTCTATGATTTCGGTAGCTGGAACCGGGACCCCAAATTCTTTCTCTTCCCCAAAGCCAAAATAACGTGCAATAGCCATTTAAACACCTCCCTTCACTCTTTTCTTTGAATACGAAAAGCAAACTCACAACTTGCCCAGTACACGTTCGAGTTAGCCATTGCTTCATAAGATGGATCATAATGGAGTGGCCTGACATCAAATACTTTTCCATTCAAGGTGCGATTAGATGAAATGAGATCATATACCTGAGCTGTTAAATCCTCTGCTCGATCTTTCCCTATCGCTGGCTCTGTATCGTACACCATGACCACAAAAGTGAATGTAAAGTCGTGAATAGCCATGTGGCCACCCTTTAGATCCGGTTGATGTGGAGAAGGAAGAACCCATAATAAAGGCATATCTTCAATATTTCCGATGTCCGTTCTGTCTCCATAAACAATAGAGACGAGATCGGATAGATAACCCGACCTCGCCTCCTGTAGGCTGGTAAGGAGTGTTTCTTTGATTTCTTTCCTGATTACCGCTAGGTTCCTCGCATCAATTGAATATCCCACTATATAAGCCCTACCTCCTCTAAAGCCATCTCTACAAATTCCGCCTTCCGATGCTCAGTCTGTTCGATAGATTTCTCGATATACTTTCTTCCTTTCATTCCACGGACACTTCTAGCAAATACTGTTCTCCCTTGGCTTTGGAAGACAAGAGCTTGTCCACTACGAGGACGTATCGGTTGTCTCCGAGGACCATAAATTCCTGTCCCATCGTTTGTATATCGAGCATAGGCAACTGCTGTCTGCACCTTGTATCTTAAACTGCTTAGTCGATTCATCTGCCACGAACCAGCCAGTCGGCCGTGGCTAACGGGAGAGTTTTCTCTAATGTTCCCCCATACATCAAGGGCTGTATATTCTACTGCTTGTTTGACTGCCATGGATGCTTTTCGGGCAATCTCTCGGATACGATCTTCTTGTATGTGGGCTGGCATTAGATTCTCCACTCCGATCCCGAATGAAACAAAGAGAGCTGTCTTTTTTGATAGGGGCGAAGCTCCCAGTCTAGATCCTTTACAACATCAGATGCATTGAGGATTTTGACTGCAAACTCGCCTACTTGAACCACTTTGCTTGTTCGACTCTGAACAGCATAACCAACTAACTTGGATACGGTACGAATTACAACCGATTCAATCCCCTGCCAACGAGCATCGCTAGGTTGAACACTCTCTCCTAAGCGCTGGTCCACTTCGGCTGAAATGTGGACTAACCATGTGACTAAAATAGCATCTAGTTCCGAATCACTGACTTTGAACGTAGTAGGCTGAACCCCTGTCAGCTGTCTCACGAGTAATGATGATCCATACATTATGATTTACCTTTTAGTTCTGTGAGCTTGTCCAAGAGTGTCTTACGATTCTTGGTTCTCTGCTCCGCTTCTATAGCCTCTTCAATCGTCAGCTTCTGTTCTTGTATCCCTTGCAACACTTCGTCTACTGTCATGTTGCTCACATCATATTGCTTTAGAATCTCGACATTTAGGAATTTACAAGCTTGTAAGAGAGTCAGATGACGGGGATGATCCATATAAATCTCTACTGCTTGCTTCGGCTGAAAGTAGTAACCTAGTCTCTCAATGACTTGGTCGGGATGTGTATTATTTACCTTTACCTTGATCACCTGCCACTACCTCCTGTCCTGCATATCCTGTCGCCACGACACTCGCATTCTCATCTTCATAATGACAATCCGTACGTGTGGTAATGACAAAGTCCGTTCTACGTGCTTTCGGCACACGATCTGTCTCTACTTTGATGTCTCGATAGAGTCCATAAACTAAATTACTTGGTGGTGCGAGTAATGCGCTTCCCATAGGCATTTGTGGTACATACTCCAGTTTGATCCCTTTATAAGATAGATCAATCGCTCCCGTTTTGGCTGCGTCGCCGAGTGCGGTTTCTCGTAGCCCTAACTTCTCACGGTAATCGTCAAGCATGTCCCATGTTACATAAAAACGCCATTGCGTTAAATCAGTTAAGTACTTCTTCGGACAAGCATCTAGCATTTTTCTCAGCAGGCTTTCCACATCTGCATTCACAAACTGACTGGCATTAGGAGCTGTAGCGACACCTGTTACCTTATTTGCGGATTTTTTGAGCCAACCATCCGTGATGCTGAGAAGCTCATCGGGGGATGATTTGTCTCCAGCGAGATACAAGTATTCTAGGTCTCTACCTGATGCCTCGCCCAATAATTGCAGCACTGTATCTTCAAACTTCCCACGCTCTATATTGTCTTCCAGCGTGTGATCTGTAAGACCGACAAACCCACCTAGCTCTTCCGAGGTAAGTTTATTTACTGCAGTGGCTACCTTTTGTTCATTGCTAATATCCTTCTGTTCGCCGCCCGTCTTTTTCAGGATACGACCTGCGAACATCACTCTATCGATTTCACGAGTATGGGAGTTCATGTCTAGGCGACGTGCTGATCTGAGTAGCGGAGTGGAATTTTCCACTACTCGAATAAATTGTTGTGCCTTTTGGGGTGTAAGTAGACTAGAACTGATATCGGATCTCGTTATAGCTTTAATGGTTGCGTTTAGCTTGGTTAAGATGTTTTGTGTGTCCATTGATTGATCTCTCCTTATTAGTTAGATATACGAATCCCAAACGCATTACGAGTAGATGGTTCTGGATCGTCAGGCTCTGATGGGCTATCTAGATCCTGTCCTTTGAGCTTCTTTGAATTAAAAAAAAGCCCATACGACTTGGACTTTTCTGCAACGTTTTCTATTTCGTTTATCTTGGAAAGAAGCGAATCATATTCTTCTTTCGACAAGGTAACAACCTCTTCTGGTATATCTACACCTTCCTGTTGATCTACTGTTTCAGAAGGATTAATTACTTCCCCTTCTTCCTTAGCTGAGGCGCTCACCTCTTCCACAGCCTTTTTAACCATCTCTTCCACAAAAGATTGTATTTCTTCTTTATCCATCTGCTCTCCTCCAGTTGATTCTTCCACACTCTTATGGCTCGATATTAATTGTTTTAACTTGGCAAACAAGCCATCTGGTGAATCTTCTTTTTCCTTTGACTTAACGACTAAGAATCTAGCTTTAGGCACACATGGCTCATCCACAAGCGAAACAGCGTTAACAATCCAATCCGCTCCGAGATCCTTGAGTGTGATTCGTTTTAACGCCATCTGTATGTCTTGATTAGATTGGTTTTTTATAACAGCCTGTGGAATTCCCATAATAGAGAAGCCTGTAAGTTTGCCTTTCTTCACATTTGACCAGGCTGATTCATCCGTCACACGAACACCTAGCATCCACGATCCTTGAGGAACGGTGACATCATCAAAGGCGAGATCCACAGGTGCTATATATGACTCAACCAAACTCCCAACATTATTTAATGAGTGCTGTAAGTCGATATTCGCATATTTTTCTACGAATCGATGAGCAACCTCTTCTATTTTTTCTTGGCTAATCCTATCTCCATCATGATCCGGCTCATTCGGAACCAGTACTGGCCCATAAACAATTCTTTTTTCACTATGCTTGTGAACAAACGGTGCTGTTAGTTCGATGCTTAATCCCCTCCTGTTTGGAATAACTCCAGATATCTACGAATATCTTTTATTGCACGACAAATAACCTCCTTGTGAAAGGAGGGAGTAGCATTGATCTTTATTAAAGTCATAATTAAAATTACGCTAAAGAATAAGTAATACCTTTCGACGAGAGTGGTTATGTGGGTAATCACTCTCTTTTTTCCTGCCTTATTGACATATTACATGCCTTATAATTGTCATTTTGACCGGACAGAGAGTACAACCCCTACTCCATTATGGAAGCATGATTCTGTATACTATATGAGTAATTCGATATCATTTAGTACCTTTTGATATCTTTTTTGATATCATTTTTTGATATCATTTTCGATGTCTTTTTTGAATCATTTTATGACATTAAAAATGATTCAATTTCAAGAAAAAATTGTATAGCAAATGACTTTATTGACTTGCTTTAACTTCAAACTTCGCTTCGTGATACTCAATTACTTCGCCTTTTTTCGGATCATTATCTGCAAACTGAACAGCTGTAACAGTGTACTGGTTAGGCTTTAATAACTCACCCTCTAATGGCAAGGACCCTTGCATCATTTCACCAGCCTGTGTTGTCTCTAGGAATTTCTTATTGACATAAAGAAAGACTTCCTTATCCCCTTGAAAATTCTCTAGCGTATACCCAACCTGAATAAGCACAGCGTCTTTGCCTGCAAACAGTACAGGAGTTTGCCCTTTAGCAGAGTCTCCACTCTCTGTTTGTACACTTATTTCCCCTTTCCCTTTTTCTGTGGAATTCGGGAAAGCATATTTGCTTTCTTCTTTCGGCTTTTCTGCAACTTTTTCCTCAGCTTTAGGCGTATCTACTTTAGTTGCTTCCTTAGTTCCACAAGCCACCCCAATTAAAGCTACAGATAGTGCAAGAGATAAGACTAGAATCCGTTTCATGTGTTTGTTCTCCCCTTAGATAGTATCTATATTTTTAGCTTCTTCACTATTTTACTACGTCCCTAATCACTAGGATATCAGTAATAATCTACTCTTTCTGGATAAATAATCCTAAATCAACCATCGAATCACTCATAGAGCCAGCTTTTCCTCCATAGATATCCCATAGGAATAATATCCCTTCACGACAAAGACTCCCTTTAGAAAGGAGGGGATAAAATGAGAGCTATCTTTAGGGCTATAGCAAAACTTCTAGCCATGATTTCATCTAGAAAACAAACGACCATGATCGTCATTCTAATCAACACAAAATAATACTTTAGAAGAGGGTGATTACTGGCATAATCACTCTTTTTTCTTTGCTTGCTATATATCATACATATACATGATATATATTCCTTAGATAAAGATATATGTTTGAGATAGCTTTGGGAGCTATATAAAAAGATATCTTTGCCATGCTGATATTGTATTAAATAAAGACTCAACAGTGATTACAGGCTATGTTGCATAATTGTAACCACCTCATCTCGCTTAGGCAAATACGGTCGAATCCGACACCGACAATGAATCCATTCCCTCGGTTCACCAGATCGATCACCCGGGAAAAATAGCCCATTTGAAAATCGCTCATACAATCCCACCACTTCACCATGCATCTTCACATGATTGGCTTTATCTCTCGGCTTATTCCCCCTCACTCTTCGATCTCTAGCGGTAATCCATTGTTTATATCTGACCCCAAACTCGCTTAACGTTTCGAAAATCCCCTCATTCTGAGCAGAGTTAATCTCCGTTCTAGCGATCCGCTTTAGACGGTATTCCTTGATCTGATCAAACTCCCTTTGTAGCTCCTTAGACGCTTCCTCTATTCCCAGTCCCTTTTTATACGACCGAGCCAAGTTTGCTGAGAAATCGCCTATAATCCGCTCTGCCGTAGCCCGACTGAAGGTATATGACTGATCTCGCAACCTACCATATGTCCAGCGATCAAAGTCCGAATAAGAGTAAGTAACCCCGTTCTCCTGCAGATCATCGAAGGCAATCATTCGTCCTCGTCCAGCACTCTCCATTGCGTTATTAGCCACAACCTTTGGTAAATCGTCTTTGAGATGCTTGAAAAACTCCTCAATAAACAACAGCCGTCTAATTGGATCTTGCGGAACATAGCCCATCGATATGAGCTGAGAGATCATGCGGTTCTCGACTCCTACAAATAGCTTCCAAAGCTGATATTCGAGCTTCTTCTCGGCTTCCAATAACTCCTCATCTATCTGTTTAAAAGCAGGTAGACAACCACACTCTGCTAGAAATGAAGTAACCTCCTCTAGCATCTTCTCTGCCTTCATTTGGTTACCACCTCTAGAAGTCGCTCATGAAGTGATTTGATCGACTTGAGTAATTCATCTGGGGAATGAGTAGGAGGCTTCCAGCTTTTCAACTGATCAATCGGAACTCCGTTAATGTATGGTGAGTCCATCAAAGGATGCTCCATTCTCACTTCCCCTATGAGTTCTCTCACCTTGTTAGGAGTAACCGCACCCATGTTGAACTGTCTAGAAAAAACCTCTGTCTGCCTTATTTCATCTCGGTTATCAATTTCATTAAATTTGAAAGTCCAATCGCTAACTCCAAAAGCATTGAGAATATGTTTATTTAGCCGAGCCTCTACCATTTCTTGCCTTGGATTGATGATGCTCTGCTTATAAATCTCGGTTGATTCCTCTGCTGTCGATCCACCTAGTTTTCCATCTTCAGATATACCGATCCGATAGCTAGGAACACCATGACTAGACAACACCTCATCTCGATTGTCCTTCCTATATAAACGAAAAGAAGCCTCCTGCACATCCACAGCAAGAGCCTGAAAGTTAAACTCTACTTTCTCATCTCCACCACTAGCAGTCAGCACTAACGTAGCATGTCGGTTCTCTTTTAGATCCTTTTGGAAGAATCGTTTAATCATGTCTTCCGTATACTTGTCCAAGTCCGCTCCCGATACAGTAACAGCATAGGCTGGAATGGCATGATTCTCAAAGAAGGAGATGTTGAACTCTTCCCGTTCCTTATCCCCTAAGATCGCTCCCAGTGCTGGTAAAATGTCTGGAACCCCATAGTAGTCACTCCGTGGCGAGTAATTGAGAATATGAATAATTTCCGTTGCTCTCTCATTATAAGGAAGCCCACCTAATGAAAACTTCTCCCCCGTCTCATCATGTACATCCCACGGAGCTCCTGCTCGTTTAAACCATCTCTTCCTTATACCCCTGATTTGTAAGAACAACGAGTCGTCCATATGTCTTCTCATGGTATGAGAGGGAATATGATCGATCCCCGTTAACTGCTGGTTTTCATCTCGAATCAATTCTAAGTATCCATTCCCTGTTGCCTCGAAATCCTCCATCCATTGACCTAATACCTCTCCTAATGTTTTTTCTGGATGGAGGCTGTTAAGAAAGGGGAGAACCGATTCCTTCTGCAATTCATTTGGATTCTCTATCCCCTCCATCGGCTTTAGCTTCCAACCCAGACCTACCGTATCCCTTGCTTTCACTTTGACAGCACGATAGTGGTACGTGTTCATCTCCATGAGCTTTGCGAGAGCTTCCATATTATAAAGTGGCTCTACAACCCCTCGCTCACCATACTCATTAACAAATACATCGGAGGGAATTTGCTTTGACATCGATTTAGCAGAGTACTGCTGTAAATAGTCTGAGGTAATTACTTCTCCATCCTTCAATACATAAGCCTTCACTTGTGATTTATCCATATACATCCTCCACTACACTACCCTTGCTTTCACTTTCGCTTTTCCTTTACCAATCATCAACTCAGTTAATGCCCAGACCAAAGCATCCATCCGGTCTGGCGATTTCATATGATGCGGTGACCATGTACACATTTGATCTTCTAGCGTCCCCAAGCTTCCTACATGATGTACACGACCTTGCTCATAAAGTGCCGCCACAGGTTCCGCTCTGATGTATTTCCCACGTGATGCATGAACTTTCTTATAGGCAACCATCGGATCCACGGTTCGAATAGTATGTTCTACTAGGTCTCCCCCGTTATTTGCTTCGGCCACAATTCGGTCGGCTTGATATTTGTAGTAAGCAGTCACAGCCGATCTTGCCCACCCATCCGGTGTCCCCTGTAACGATAAATCATCCAGTACATAAGCATGGCCATCTACTCCTTTACCGACAATGACAATCCCCGTTTCATCCGATCCCTCTTCACTCGTGACCGCTGGATCAATTCCCACAACCACTCTTATCAATTCAGGATGACACTTCACTCTTAAATCATCTAACTGCTGTCGCTTCCACAATGCTCCTACCACATCGTCCAAAATCTCCGCAAAAAGCTCCTGCCTTCCAAGCCGTGTCCCTTCGTATTGGTACACGATTTGCTCAAGAAAAGCAGGAGCTAGGTTATCCGCATTTTCAAAGGTAGAACCCCTTGTAATCGAGGTTGTACTTGATTTAACGATAGTTTGAATTAAGGGAGTAGGTTTCGGCGTGGTTGTAATGATCGCCCGTGGATTTACACCGAGTCGCAGACCGAACATTAACATATCCCATGTTTCTTGCGGATATTTCCAAGCGGCGAGTTCATCACACCAAGCCAGTTCATGTTGGGGGCCACGCAATTGTTCGGGATGTGCCCCTGAGAAAATAGTAGCTATCGCTCCGTTTGGCCATTCTACACGCCGTTTAGAGGGGTAATAAGTCGGCATAAACCAAGGAGGGCTAATCGTAAGAATCCCACTCTCTCCTTGAATCATCACGTCCCTTGCATCGGCTGGCGTAGGGGCTACGAGAGCCAATCTCTTTACCTTCCCTGAGCGTACTTGATCAATGACATACTCAGCCCCCGTCCTTGTCTTTCCGAAGCCACGTCCAGCAAGCAAAAGCCATGTCCTCCAATTCCCCTCTGGTGGCAACTGGTTCGGCCTCGCCCAAAAATCCCAACTATAAAGGAGTTTATCAATTTCTTTATCGGATAAGCCGTCTAGTAATTCCTCTCTTTCATTTATTGGAAGTTGACTTACAAGGATGGCTAAACTCTTGTCCAATGTGCGTCTGCCTCCTTATTTTCTTACGAATAATGAATGAAAAACCGTTTACTTTAATGAGTTAATGAGGTAATATGTGAGTGTAGTAGAAATTAATACTAAATATGACAAAATAAGGGGATATGACAACAATGAAAAACATCCAGCCAACCGAATATGAAGTAGAAAAGGGTATAAATTGGTATATCACGAAAGAGCAAATCACCTTTTTACAACATTTAATGACCTCCTGCCCTATCAATCTCGCAAAGGAATATCCGCACGAATTCCTCGATATCCCAGAGGAGCTAGAACAATTACGACTTGAGCTAATGGGCCAAGAATCTAAATAAAGAAATTCCCTAGCCCTTCGGGGCTTTTTTCGTTCCTCCAGCTTTATTCGTCTCAATTGTGTCTGTTCGCCTAATTCCCTTGCTGTTTCCTGCATTCAGAGCTATTGTGTCACATGCAAGAACAAACAGAAGGGATGATGCTAAATGAAAGAAACGGCAATGACTGACTTCAATTTCCTTGAATGCGAAAATTACCAAGAACTGACCAAAGCCATTTACGATGAAGACTATGACGGATATATCTTCCGAGACCTCACCATCGTACACGCCAAGAATGATGCGAGTGGCATGATTATTCTAAAGTCAGGTATCCCGATAGCTATGTTTGAACCTCATCTAATGGGTCAAGAAAATCTCCTTGCCATTATAGAATTTCTTTAATTTCTAAAGGCTATCCCACACCCTAGCTTGTAAACTAGCTAGGGCTTTTCTTCCCTCTTCCTCGCCAACTGTTCCAATCTCTCCACCAACATTTGTTTCGGGCTAGATACCTCGATAGGGTTACCATCCTTACCCGATATCTCGTGTTGAGTCCTCCGCCCCCACCTAGCTGGATACTTCCGCTCTAATCGCCATGCCGCCGCCTGCCAATTTGTCTTGGCTGACTGTGCAATCAAGGCCACGTCCCTCATTTCTGCCTCGGACATAGCTTTCTCAACTGCCACCGCAAACTTCCTATACTGATTATTGGTGGGCGCATTTGCTCCCCTTTTCAACCAGTCATAGAGCGTAGTCTTGTGAATACCCACGAATGCCGCCGCAGTCTCCATGTAATTCCCCATACGGAGGCAGTCACAAATTTTCCGCTGTATCTCAGGAGTTAGCTTAGTTGTACCGATGGGTCGTCCTCTTCCTTGATTCTCTCTCATTCAGGAGCCTTCGCTTTTACTGCGTTGGAATAATTATCTTCCTCCGATAATCTAGTCGCCTTTTGTCCAGTGAATTCTTCCCATCTTCGAATGATCACATCGCAGTAAACTGGATCTAACTCCAGTCCATAACAAACTCGATCCGTTTGCTCTGCGGCTAGTAATGTAGAGCCTGATCCAGAGAACAAATCAAGTACAATTCCTCTGGGCTTACAAGAGTTTTGAATGGCCTTTGCAGGGAGCACAACTGGCTTCATGGTAGGATGTTCCGCATTCCGTACTGGTTTGTCTATTTCCCAGACAGTCGATTGCTTTCTATCCCCATACCAATTGTGTGGTGACCCCGATTTCCAACCATAGAGGATAGGTTCATGCCTCCAATGGTAGTCAGATCGGCCAAGTACAATCATGTTCTTGACCCAGATGAGACATTGCTTTAACTCCCAGCCCGAATTCATTAGAGCAGTCCTGAAGTTCACTCCTTCGGTATCCGCATGACAAATGTAAATGCCGCCCCCTTGTTCGGTGACGGCACACATATTCGAAAATGAGTGGTATAAAAACTGATAGAATTCATCATCGTTCATAGAGTCGTTTTGGATAGTGAGTGCTTCCGATGTCTTTCCCGTGTACGAAACGTTATATGGCGGATCAGTAAAGACCATATTAGCTCTCTGGCCATCCATCAGCTTCGTTACATCATCAATCATAGTAGCATCACCACACATCAAGCGATGATTGCCCAGTATCCATACATCTCCTTTTTGAGTGACAGGATCATCAATCTGATCTATAGCTTCTTCCTCATCAAAATCATCCTCCTCTGGCTCCATATCCGATAGAAAGTCACTTAGGATTTGATCGACTTCTTCTTCGCCAAAACCAGTCAAGTCCATATCTAGCCCTGATAACTGTATATCATCCAGTAAGCGAGCCAGCTTCTCAAAGTCCCAATCACCGCCTACTTTATTTAGACCAATGTTCAAGGCTTTCTCTTTATCTTCGGGCAAGTCAACAATCGAGCATTCGACCTCGGTAACCCCCTGCTCGATCAATACCTTGAGCCTTTGATGACCGCCGACTAGATTTCCCGTTTGAGAGTTCCAGATGAGAGGTTCAACGAAGCCAAATTCCTCTATCGATTTTTTCAGCTTCTCATATTCAGGATCACCCGACTTTAAGTCGAGTCGTGGATTGTATTTAGCTGGATTGATCTGGTTAATAGATACACTTTGTATTTTCACTTTCATCACCTATAAAAAATGGCCAAAGCCCTTAGGGCCTGACCAAATTGATATATAACAAGGGGAAACAAACATGATTTGATACTATTTCGCACTTACTATCTTATCGTGATTTCACTATCATTTGATGCCGAATTACTGCCAAAAAACTGCCAGTTTTCCGACCATATCCATCCCCTTAACTATATAGGCATCGGAAGTTATATTTGCATTCAGACAAACTACAGACCAAACTACAGACCAAACTGAAAAAAGCAAGCCCGAAAGCCTGCCTAAAGTTAAATATATAGCTCTAATTTATGCATCCAGTCCTTCTATATAGTCTGGAAATTCCTCTGCCATAAAATCATATACATCCCCATTATTGTACCGCAAATAGAAAGGGAACCTTGACTCCTTCCCACCTGCCTCATTAAAACACTCTTGAAGGAAGAAGGGGATGTATTTCTTCGTTTGGAAGCTAATTTCTTCTAAGAAATCAAGACTTTGTGTTATCTCATTAGGATATTGAGACATTGAACTAATATCAAATCCACCTAAAGCCGAATCAGAATCGCCATAGGCATTTGTAAAAAGCTGTGCTCCCCAATCTGCCATTGCCGACACAGCTATACCAAAATCACCACTATGTCCTTGTAATTCCAATAGGATGAACTTTGTATCAGGATGATAAGGATATTCATGTAAAATAAATCGAAAATGCTTGATCGTTTCTTCTTCATATACACTAATTGTTTTAACAACCAAATCTCTTATATTTTGTTCCACTAGTTATTTCCCCCTTATCGAGCATGTCCACCCCAAGTCGGACGTCCTCCAGTATGTCTTACTGCACCGTGGATTTTGATTCATTCCATTACAAACTTCAGACAAATTCATCAAAAAAGGACAAGCTCAAGGCCTGCCCGAAAAAAATGAAATTGTTATTAAACATCTATCTGAAACAGAGCTATTTTTCTACAAAATAGAGAGCTATCTTAAATCTAAAATTACGCATCCAGACCCTCAACATAATCTGGCCATTCTTCTTTCACTAGATCATAGGCTTCCCCTGAGTTTGGATAAAATAAATAGTAGGGTATCCTTGACTCTTTTCCTCCCGCTTCATTGAAACATTCCTGAAAAAAAATGGGCAGGTAATCTTTAGTAAGAGAATCAATTTCATCTACTAAATCAAGATTTTTCACTACTTCTTGATAAGAAAGTTTAGACATCGAATCAAAACCAAAACCAACTAATGCTGTGTCAGGTTCACCATGAGCATTTTTCGTAAGCTGTTCCTCCCAACCGTTCATTGCTGTTATCGAAACTCCAAAGTCTCCTCTGTGCCCCCTCACCTCCAAAAGAAAAAACTTCGTATCTGGGTGATAAGGATATTCATGGATTATAAACTTTAAATGATTGAGCGTTTCTTTTCGTGATTCTCGGATTGATTCAATAACTAGTTCTTTCATCTTTGGTTCCATTCGATTACATCTCCTTAGCGATTATGTCCACCCCAAGTTGGACGTCCTCCTGTATGCCTTACCGCACCATGAACTTTCGATTCTACTAACTGCATTTTACCTTCATCTTGATTATGATGCCAAGTATAACCGACCGGATCTTCACCCGCCTCTATCCATTCGTGATTCGCCTTCACAAATTCGTCCCTTAAATCCTTATCACTCTCTAGCTTTTCTAGAAGGCTTTTAGATCCTTTACCAGAAGTTATGTTATCAAACTCTGCTTTAGGAATTTTTTCTTTCAATGACGACCTCTCTAGAAACCTTTGTAACTTCCTAGCAGCATTAGGGTTTTTCTCACCCCCACCATTTCCTAAAACATCAAGCAGAGTTTGATCAATTTCCTTTTTTAATGCTTCATTTCTTTTTAAATCTTTAGATACCCTTTTAGAAAGTAGGCTAAATTGCTGAACATCCGAAAGTAAATATTGATCAACGTTCAACTGTGATTCATAATCTACCCATTTAGAAAAATCAGGAAATCCATTTTCATCAAAAGGAACTTCATAATCCTTACCATTCACTTTAATTTGGAAATTAGATCCGGCTTCCTTTGATTTAACGATAGGTTTACTGCTTCCATCATAATATTTTATATACTTCTTACCATTTTTGTCCTCGATTTCACCCATTTTGGGATCGGGAGACCATGTTTTATTTGATGATGGTTCATTTCCGTATTTTTCTACGTTCTGTTCTTTTATACGCTCACGTATGTATGGATCTACTTGAGCAATCTTGTTTGTTTTCCCAGACCCATCAGGTAACTTTATATCGCTATCCTTGCCTACATGACAGTCAAACAATTTGGCCAGAGGTAACTGAATGGAAGCCACATAATGACCTGTATCCTGTTGCTGTATGGCTACACAGTCCTTGAACTTCATTAATAGTGGTTCGATCTTCGGCCATGCAAATGTAAGTCCTGTTACTGCAACCGCACCGGCTGTCGTGGTAGCAAGGATTCTCTTGCCACTACCGAATAGATTATCGCCGAATGACTTTACTTTGTCACCCAACCCGGTTAATGAGTCAGAGATTGCATCAAAAGCTTTACTTGCTAAAGGAAACTTACTAGAGAGGCCACCTGACTTCGAAACAACATTGCCTGCCTTACCAGCTTTATCTACACCTTTTAACCCAAGAAGTTGTGAAAATGCATATCCGAACCACTCTGAACGAGATTTTCCATCACCGTTGATTACCATACGATCCCATGACTCGGTTATCTCTTTCCAGATCCCTACTGCCGCATTGGATATGTTATCCCAAACTTCGCCCGGGTGTGTAACCCAATGCTTGAGCTGGTTCCATGACTCCCTAGGGTTTAGAATGACATACCCTAGGAGTCCTACAGCTCCTAGCGCTAAGTCAAAGACCCCGATGAGCATGTCTGCCAATCCTCGTAACACACCTTTAAGGAAATATGCTGCCCATTCCAACACTTTTAACATTGGAAACTGCTTCTTTAATATGACCCATGCTAAGGTAACACCAGCCCCGATTTCCAATCCCCATTCCCATAAACGATCCTTCATACTTTTGATTTTAGCACCGAAATCATCTAAGATATTATTTACATCATCGTACAGCTCACCGCACCAATCCGTGAAACCATTCCACTTGTCACTAACCCAATCTCCTGCTTTGTCCCACCACGACACCTCGGTCTCGGGTTCACCCGCAAGATCGGTCGGGAAATGAGAGTCAATTTTGATGTTGTCTATATTGAAATCAACTGCTTGCACAGTCGTCCCATTTCCTGCAATTCCTAATCCCAATACTAATAAAGTGATCATCATAATTAATATAAATTTCATTGCTTTGTTTCTCATAGATGTTATCTCCCCCCAACTCCAGCAAAAGAGGGCAGTTGGATACCTGCCCTCATCGGTTTACATGCTCTATATATAACAAAATTGAAGTTTTTTCACTATTTAATAATGAATAATAAGATTGTGTATCTTTTAAATTGCAGTCACTTCTTATCACCTATTCGTGAAAATGGGTATTATCATGTCAAATGAGATTTAAAGTATATGCTACCTTCTCGATTGCCTCTTTCTTAACCCGATAATAGCTCCGCTTGCTCCAACCGATCCGATCACACACAACTTCATCATTCATTCGTATACGAGTGAAGTATCGCTCTTCTACCAATTGCTTCTCGTCCTCATTTAATATTTTCAAAGCCTGCTCAATCCTCTTTAACTCCAATTCTTTCTCTGCCCGTTGCACCGCATATTTCTCCGTGCTTGATATATACTCTTTCTGACCTCCGTGCATGGGTTCACCATAGTTAGAGGTGCAAGAAGGATATTGATATCGAAGATCCTCTACAGCTACTTTTAGGATCGGATACCTTCTAAGTCTACGTTCCACTTCTTTCCGATAACTTGGTTTTCTCACTCACCTCTGCACCTCCAGAAACCTGTAAGCCTTAACTAGCAATCTGAACCCAGACCTCTACCCGTTCATCGTCTTTATGATCCACAAATACTTTCTCCGTATCTTTTGTATATCTCACTATATATCGGTCATCCTCATACACCAGCCGGTTGAGTGCGTCCTCAATCCCTTTTACGTAGTTAGATAGGTCACCATCTAGACCGCCTTTGAGATATACCTTGCAGCCGAACTCAATCGGGACTTTCTTTGGGATGCATTGCCAGCCCTCCTTTGCCATTGCTTGTCTTGCGTGTAGCTGGACAACCTCTTGGTAAGCTAAGTATCGTTGTGCATCTGTCCTCACATATTTTCCCCGACGTGTCATCCTTGTGTAAGGGACAGCTCGTCCCTTAATCGTGAAATGTAACATGCCATCCCTCCGCTCATCACATACCTCGTTCTTTCATCTTCTTTTGTATCCGTATATATTCCGCACAAAGCTCATCGTACAGGCTGTCAGCTCTCGCTCGTTCTTCACCAGAGGGGAACGGATTATCAAGATAATCCGCCCCCCGATAAATTCGTGTTTCTAGCTCTTCATATCGCTGTTGTAATTCTAAATCGGTCATAATCTATAGCTCATCGAAGCGTTGAATCCAGCCTTTAAAGGCATAGCGGAATTCATTTACTCCAATGTCCCGTCCCTTAGCTATTACCGATTGAATTACTTTCGCTCCCATGTGGTCTCTACCTGGATCGGTATCCTCTGGATCTTCCCAGAGAAATTCCACTAGATCGGCATCTTGCTCGATTGAACCCGACTCCCGGAGATGCTCAAGCGATGGTTTAATTGCCTTTTTCCCTTCTCTGCTCATCTGGCATAGCAAGATTACTGGGCAATCGATCTCTATGGCTAGGTGTTTCGCCGCTTTGGTTACCTCTCCTACCGCCTGTGCCCTTGTTTCGCCCTTCTTGGTGGGGATGTTCATAATCCCCAAGTAATCCACAAAAATGGCTCCAATCCGTCCGTGCTTTCGTTTCTGCTGTCTGGCTACTGCTCGGATCTCATCAATGGTCACATTTTTTGCGTCGGCTATGGAGATCGGGAGCATTTCTAGCGCATCATAGCCTTCTCGTAAGTGCTTCATATCACCCTCCGATAGATGCTTAAGGCGAATCCGATTCGCACTCACCCCTGTCAAGCTGGATAACATACGGTTAAAGAGCTGTGGGCGTTTCATTTCCTGTGACCATACTAGACATTGTCCTTTACCCTGTGTGGCGATTCCTTGGATCATTTGCAACATCTTTGCTGTTTTCCCGACCGATGGTCTGGCAGCCAGTATGTATAGCCAGCCTCGCCCTAGTCCGCCCATCCATTCATCAAACTTAGGGAAGCCCGTATGGATTAAGTCGTCTTTCCGAGCGAGGTAATCAAAGTATTCTTGACGTGCGTCTGTGATCGAGACGAGTTCGCCATTTCCCTCTGGTCGTATAGAATCCGATAGCCTTTCAATGGCTTGTAGCATATCCTCTTCTTCGGAAAATTCTCCCTCGGTTGCAATGGATTTAATCCGATCTCCTAATTCCATGATTCGTCTCTGTACAGCATGTCGATGAACAATTTCAGCATAGTGTCGAGCGTTTTGTACGGTGGGTACAACGGATGCCAACTCCGTCATATACGCTACTCCGCCCGACTGATCCAATTTCCCATATGTATTTAGCCGATCTGTTAGGGTCACTAGGTCAATCGGTCGATCACTCTCGTGCATATGCTTCATGACGGTGTAGAGAGTCTGGTGTGACTGAATCGTAAAGTCGCGAGGCTCTAGCTGTATTGTCAGATCATCCAGCACTCTGTTATCTAGTAAAATAGCACCCAGTATCGACATCTCAGCATTCGCTTGTCGAAAGTCGGTGTCCTTGTAAGTCATTTACATTCATTCCTCCGCTCAGCCATTTTTCTAGTAGGTCTCTGTCCGTTTCAGGATCAAATCCAGCTGAGACAAATTGTCCTACTGCCTTCTGGTATTCAAAGCTCTTGATTTGTTTTTTCTCTCGCTCGTCTTTCAGACTAACTACTGCAGCTGGTTGACTCTTTCTAGCTTTGTGAGCCTGTAGCTGATCGAATTGCGCTCGTAGTTTACTAGCTGACAAAATATTGGCTTGCCAGAAATGATCCGTTGTGGCGAAGTCGATCACCTCTCGTATTTCCTGCTTGGTTCGTTTGTCTAGCTCTACTAGTTTTCGAAACTCATCTGCCCACTTGTTGAGATCATCTGGAGTTCTTGCATTGGGCTTCCAAGAGAGGATTTGCTTTTGCAGATACTGTGCCATTTTCATATAGGGGGATTCATCGTCGTAAACGTTCTGTTTGCGACTATAATCTTTTTTATCTTTTTTCTTTTCATTCTTTACATTCTTGTTAGGTGTTAGCTGATTGTTAGACGTTTGTTGATCGCTTTGTTGATCCTCTTCTGATGAGGATTGGTAAACCTCCCAATTCACTAGGGTTATAAGCCTTCCCGTCTTTGTTGATTTGTTTGTTAGAAATCCCCACTTTTCTAATTTCAACAATGCCGTTCTGATACTCTGAATTGACACATCATTTCCACAATTTTCCTTGATTTTTTCAAGGGATGTAACTACTTGTCCAGACTTTACAGTAAATATTTCTCCCTTGAATTCCCATTGATTGTCCTTATGGTTTACCATGAGAAGAATCGCAATAAATACATCTCTTTGCTTGCTATTCAGCTGTTTATACAGGTCGCTTTGGCATAGTTTTCTATGCAACTTAATCCAACCATCCATACTCTCACCTGCCGTATTATGAGGTTATATATAGATAGGGCGACCTTGCCCCTATCTATATGTATAAAGCTCTACACTCCACCATCAGTAGCCCCTAAAAGGCTTCCGTGTCTATCTGTCGCATATAACCGTTGATCGCTTCCAATTAGGCTAAAGTACTTATTACCAATTTTAAGCATGTGTTCGGATTGGGACTTGCTCCAATCATCCTCATAACGCTTTCTGTACGGTGTATGTTTCCGTGGTCGATATCTCATCCAGATCTCCTTCCAGCATGCTCTTTGCTTCATCAATCATGAATCTCATATCTGTAAACTTTCTGGATACAAGGCTCAGTAATTCCTGCTCACTATATTGAAATTGAACAAGTGCATCGCCTGTTCTATAAATCTCGTCTTCTAAGTCCTCTAGTCTAGCCCTCAGCAGGTTCATCGACATCGTCTGTACCTCCTGCTGTTTCTTCTTCAGGCTGGTTGTAAAACGCTTGTTCAAACTTCTTGAAGCTAAGAGGAAGAGTAGAAGGTAGCTTACGTCCAAACGCATGCTCCGTTCGATCTCCAGCCTCCCAACTTTCATCAGGTTGTGTTCGAATCACTCTTATAGATCCCTCATTCGTCCTAACACTTTCCGCATAGAGAATAATGTCAACCATTCCGAGTACTATATCTCTACCGGATCTAGGGATGGAAGGAACTGCTTTATTGATCGTGGACACTCTGGTTTTGACTTCATAAGACTCTACGTGACTAGTGAACACCAGTCCATAAGGGAGTAATGAAAGCTTTCTGATTACCCTAAAGAACTCATCTTTAATCAATTGCCAGCCTTTACCGAATCCTAGATCGCTCTCGTGCTGAATCCCCTGTTTTTCCTTAATAAATTCGGCACAACATTTCCAGAGGTTGTCGACCGTATCGATCACAATCGTTTTAAAGGGATGGTTGCCCTTGCTGAGTTCTCCACACACTCTGATAAAGGTTTGCCAATCAGGGACTTTCACCTCATAGCAGGAAAGTGCCTCTAGTCCAGGCTCCGTTGCCAAGAATAGGGGGTTGTCCATCCTACTACAAAAAGTAGATTTACCAATTTTCGGCTGACCGTAGAGCAGAATTGAATAATCTTCCAACTTCTGTTTAGGCTGCGTTTTCTCTGTAGGTAATAGCACAATATGTCTCCTCTGTATTCAGTTGTCTAAAGATCGTTTTTCTGGTATCCTAGTCATACATTTGTTTTTTAAGTGTTGAACTCGCTTTTGCCGAAGCGAGTTTTTTTATGCCCTCTTTCAACCGCCCCACTCCTTTCTTTGTTCTCGTTGCTCTTTGGTATGTATCATTACCTCCAAGCAGTCACATGGTATACTTGGTTTCACACACAAGCAAGTCATTTCTTTACTTTATCTGTAGCTCCATAAAGATAATCGATAGTCGTATCAAAGAGATTTGCTATGTCGATTAGAACCTGTGGTTTTTGGGGCATCCTTCCACTTGACTCGTAACCTGTTACGGTCTTTCGATCAATCTCGAGGACATCGGCTACTTCTTGTTGAGTCAATCCGTTTTCGATCCTCAATTGTTTCATGCGTTCAGAAAATACATCCATGTTTTCACCTCGTCGTTTAATCCTGCGCTCCATGCTCGAACCAACTAAAAAAAGCATCCCGTCCAACTCTTTTCAATCTTCCTATTCGAATAAGTGGAAAGCTCTTATACTCCATTACTTCATAAGCTCTGCGCACTGAAATACCTAGAATGGTTGCCACATGCTCTGCTCTTAGAACTGCTGGATATTCCTCAGTCACTGAATCTCCTCCTCTCCATCATTCTAGCTCCATTAAGCTACATTTTGAAGCCTAAGGGTATTTTTGAAGCTAAGAAAATTCTATCCTTTATCCAGCTAATCGTCAATCATAGCTTATTGGAAATTCAAACCAAAGTCTATCCATGTGTTTCATATTGAAGCATTTTGTTATAATATGTTTCATAATGAATCAACTATGATTGAACTACACTGAATAAAGTAGGTGTCAATAATGGAGATTTTTTCGGAGAGACTTAGAAAACTACGAGAATTACGTGGATGGACACAAAAAGAAGTAGCTGAAGCCCTACACGTTGATCGAAAGACCGTTACAGGTTATGAATCCAGCGGAAGAACGCCTAGAGAGCGTGATATCTTGGTCAATTTAGTCAAACTTTTCAACACTACATCCGATTATCTTTTCGGTATCACAGACGATCCGAGCCCCAGACGAGAACAAACGATGGAAGAAAAACTGGAAAATGATCCCTATTTACAAGGGATTCTGAAGCAGATAGAATCAAATCGTCGCTTCACTGAGGACAAGAAAAAAGAACTCAGGAAGCAAATGATTGAACTCTATATCCAAGGTCTTTCAGACGTTGATTGATAATAAAGGAGAGGTTTATCTATGCTACAAACGTTAGTTAATTTATCTACTAACTATTTCGGACGAGAAATAACACTCATTTTGAAAGAACTATCAACAGGATTTGCCTTCTCCTTCTCAACCTTGTTATTTACATTACTTTTCATCTGCTGGCTTGTTATTCGTGTGAAGCATAGCCCTGATATTAGCAAAGCCGTTGTTAGTTGCATTGCACCCATTCAAGGTCAACCAGTCGGTCAATATAACGCAAAAAATATTAGCAATCTTATTCAAGCATTCGATACTATGATATGCTTGATTGCCACAATCATGGCACGTAGACCAATTACATTTGAAAATATGAAACGAGCACGACTTATCTTTTTAGGTGCCGTTTTTTTTATGCTCCTTTTCATCTATGTAGGACTGGCAACAGCTACTACATTGTTTCTGCAATAGTTCAATAAATTAAGCCAATGATAATTCAATCATTGGCTTTACTTTTAGCAACAGATTGTTTAGAGTGTCACACCAAGGGAACAGTATTTCAGCATCATGAGGAGGAACAGAATATGAAAGGATACTTTCGCAAACGAGGTACAAAATGGTCGTTTACAGTTGACTTAGGACAAGACGATCAAGGGAAGAGAAAACAAAAAACAGTCAGTGGTTTCAAAACAAAAAAGGAAGCCGAAAAAGCGTGTATGGATTTAATTTCCCAAGTGGAGAAAGGAGATTACACAGAACCCAGCAAGGTGACGGTAGGAGAGTTTTTCGAGGACTGGAAACTTACAGTCGCAAAACAAGCATTAAAAACAACAACTTTTGAAACTTACAGTATCATAATGGACACACACATAATTCCTATGATTGGGGAAAAACAAATACAAAAAGTAACACCTATACAAATCCAAAGACTGTACACTCAAAAAACTGAAGAAGGCTTGTCCTCTGCATCCATACGAAAAATTCATCATGTTCTTAGCAGCTCATTCAAATACGCAAAAAAATGGGGATTAATTCAAAAAAATCCCATTGAAGAGGCCGAACCACCTAAGTTAACAACTAAGGAAAGGCCCATCTGGACTATTGACGAGGCCACAAGGTTCTTGAGTAGTACAGAAAAAGAACCTCTATATATTGCTTACCTCCTTGCCATCTTCACAGGTATGCGTATGGGGGAGATTCTCGGATTAAGGTGGCAAGCTGTCGATTTTGAGAACAAAGCATTGAGCATACAGCAATCCTTGGCTAAAACCAAAAACGGGCTTATATTTCAGGAACCAAAATCTAAAGGATCTAAAAGGTTGATATCAATAACTGATGACGTAGTCCAAGCCTTAAAAAAACATAAATTAGAGCAATCAAAGCAAAAGCTACAACTAGGAATGTCATATGAGTATTTTGATTTGGTTGTTTGCACCAGCCTTGGAACCCCCATGATCCCCGAAAACCTTAGACGACACTATAACAGAATGATATCCGAATGCGGAATTAAAAAAATCCGTTTCCATGACTTACGACATACCCACGCCAGTATCATGCTGCAACTTGGAGAACACCCAAAAGTGGTTAGTGAGAGGTTGGGACATAGTCGTACAAGTGTAACTTTGGATATATATAGTCATGTAATCCCAGGTATTCAAGAAAAGGCAGCAGAGAATTTCAGTCATGCATTATCCAAAAAAGGATAA